TTATCTGCAATCCACTCAGGCGCACAATAAGTCATTCTATTTTTACCTGCCATTTTATAACCATTTTTTAAATAGTCAGCAACTGCAAGTTCATTAACCCACTGGCCAATCTTTTTAGTAATAGAATTTTTAGACATTTTTGCAACATCTGCAGATGCTGATCTTTGTGCAGATGAAATAGATAATTGTAAATCATTAGATTTGCCAACATTTACAACTTTTTCTTTATACATTTGAAATTGTCTTGTTGGAAACCCAACTAAATCTCCAAGCTCTTCAATTTGAGCAAGATTTAATTTTACAAAATCAAGACTATGCTCTTTAGCTATATCCATTACTGCAGATGTTTTACCAATACCGGATTCTCCTAATACTTCTATTGCAACAGGAAGCTTTCCTTTTTTTTGTAAAAATCTATTGTTATTAATTATATGATTCATGAACCCTTTTAGGTCATCAATATTTAAATTTACTTGAGCCATAATTTTTCTTTTTTTTAATTATTAGTTTAATTGTATTTTTTGTCCAGGCAAGTCTTCATTTATACCACATGCGCTACTATGAACCCATAAAGCATTCTTTGGACAGTTATCTGGAGTACATGCTTCACCATCTGTAAAATATATAAGAGCTGTATAACGCCCATTTTCATTATAATGATCAACTACTGGTTGAAATGATGTTCCTCCTCTACCATGTATTTCCCAATCACATTTAGGATTAAAATCCTTTACAGAATTGATTTTTGTGTCACATTGAACAATAGTAATTTTATGTCCAGTCTTATGCATATGATTTAATTCACTAAAGAATTCCTGTAATTCATCATTACTCACACTACCCGATGTATCAACACCTACACATATATGATTTTTAAATTTAATTTTAAGACCTGGATTTCCTATATATCTCTTATTATATTTTCTTCTAATCTTTTTTGTATATACTATACTAGAATTGCCTATAAATCTTCTAAGATATCCTTTCCAATCAAATTTAGGAGGTTCAATATGACGAAGTTTCTGAATAAGATCTGCTAATTCACCTGGAATATTTCCACATCTTTTTTCTGTTTGCTCTGCATTTTCTTTAATCTGATGTTCAATTTGCTTTTGAATTAATTTTTTATCTGCTTCAGGTAGATCTTCAAATTCATCCCATGTTGAATGATCATGAGGTTGTGTTCCATCCATTTGACTTATTAAAGCATCTAATGATGGGCATTTACCATCTTGACGGTTCTTTTCCAATTCTTTATAATAGTAATCAGTTCCAGCTCTTAAATCTAATGTAAGTTCTGGAAAACTATCCATTGTTATTCCACCTTCTGGAAGATAATTAGAACCTATGTATTGATTAATTTCAAGATCAGCTGCTATATTAAATAGTTTCTTGTCTGGATACTTATCTCTAAGAATAAGATGTCCAAAAGATATATGAAGTAATTCATGTTTTAGTAATCCTACTCTATGCTTTTCATTTAAGCTAGTAAAGAAATCTGGATTAATTGCTAATTGAACACCTATGCCGTGTTTACTTACACCTGCTGTAGGTATATCAGTTCTATAAACCTTATTAAGGCCAACTAAAAAGAGCCCGTAAAAGGGCTCATCAAATATTAAATTTTTACTTGTTTTTGATATTAAGTTTGCTACCATTTCATTCTTTTTTTTATTAATAAATTTATTATATTTTCAAAATTTTCTTTATTAGGACTAGAATCTTCTTTTATTACCTTAAGTAATTGTAATATAGTTAACTCAGTCCAATCCAATTTAAAATCAAAAAAGGACATATATTTAGTTCTTCTTTCAAATGAAACTGTTTTTATAAATAATTTATGATATAATAGATCTGGATTTATGTTTTTTATATTCTCAAGTGCAAGATCTTGATCTTCTTGAGAAGAATTCAACATTTTAGTTAGATTTTCAAATGCTTCTACATCTATTATTATTTCTTTTGACATTTTAAAATTTTGATTATTACTCCAGGCTTTTCTTTACAATAGCTATAAGTTTCAAATACAGGAATAATATTTACCATATTATCATCTTCAATCCAACCATGTGTAACCATGTCATCCTGAACTGTTTGCGCAGGATTTATATAATCAAATTTATGTTTAGTACCTCTAATAAATGTGAAAGAAATTTTAACGGGTAGTTTATGCTTTTTTAATTCTTTTTTAAAATCATCAGCATATTGTTTATAAAAAGAATTACTATTCTTTCTATATTTCATAACAGTTTTACTTGCTATAAAGTACTTACCTGTCCAACGTCTTCCGTTTTTACTTGATGGTACGTTCCCTGGTATAAACCAATTTTTCATATATTTTTATTTAATGTCTCTTTTAATAAAGGTTTAAGTTCTTTATGAACTATATTAAATTCATATTGACTTACAGCATCTGAAATATCTTTACTAAGAGATAATGATGTACCATTGATTTTATAAACTTCTTTATATCTTTCTATAGCTTTATGACCTGCACTGTCATTATCAAAGAGCGTTATTATTTTTTTATACTTATTTTTTAAATTTTCTATTATATAAGGCTTTATCATAGTATTCTCACTATCTGGTGCAATTACTTCAATATTATAACCAAATCCTTTTAACTTATGAAACCGGTGCTTCTTTTTAAAAGGTTGGTATATTTTATATACTTTATTATTTTTATTATAAAATCCATAAATATGTTTGCCTTCTATTTTTAATTTACTAATTGTCCCGGATTCTTCTTTAATCATATTATAATATAAGATGGGTTTAACATTATATTCAAGAAGCATAGTGCTTCCTATTCTATATTTTAACCAATACTGTGCATCATCATCATTCCATAATCTATCCTTTATAAAGTTTATTTCCCATTTACTTTGGGGTTTAAAATCTATTTTGACTTTACCATTAATTTTTACAAAATGATTATAGTCTTTTATCATTCTTTCTACAGCGGCTGAATAGTTAAGATCTAATAGTTCTTGTAACAAATTGATCTTATTGCCATATTTACCTGTGGAAAAATCTTTAAACATATAACATCTCTTCTTTTTATCAACATAGAGACACATGCTTGCAGTTTTTTCTTCTGGATTCCATATAGATTTTATTTTTATATCCTGTCCTGTAAGCTTTTCATTTATATTAAGATAATATTGAAAAACCCAATAACTTGGAATATCTGATTCTTTTACAACTAAGTTTTTAGTATTAAGCATATTATAAATTTAAAAAAAGGAATAGGCATTTTTATGCGCCTATTCCTATTAGATTTTATTCTTCTTTACCATCTACTTCAGTGACTGGAGCAACAGCTTCAACTGCCTCTTCAGTTACAACTTCAGTAGCTGATTCTTCAGTCATAACATCAGAGACTTCTTCTACTGCTGGTGCAGCATCAGATGTTTCTTCTGTTGTAACAGAATCATTACAAGAATAAAGCGCACAAAGCGCACATAAACCAAAAAATAACTTTTTCATGTAGTTAATTTAAAGATTATACAAAAAGATTGATAGTTATAGACCATAACCTACTAAAGATGTCTTAAAAAATAAATAGGCAATCTCTGCATCACGCAAATGTGTTCTGGATTATTAAGTTGATTCTGCCACGTCTGGACTTACATGCTTCAACACCTATTATGCTTTCCGTAGCTGCACTCTGACTTCTCAAGAGTAATATACGTACTTACAATGCATAGCTTTCTCCCGGTAATAGGGAGTCTAGCTCGTCCATGCGGCTCACTATACATAAAAGACGCTGTAGAGGATGAGTCCTGTGCCACTCTACATAAGAAAATAGTACCACCAGTATCCGAGGACTGCCTTATTCTACGTCTTTATTTTATAGATCAAAATCATCACCCGCATCTGTTTTAGCAGGTTCAAAACTATCTGTAGTATTAGACTTCTTTTGAAGTTCTTTTACATGATTTGTTCTAGAAAATTCATATAATTTAGAGTTTTCTGTATCTAAAGCTTCTAATGAAAGACCATCTTTAGAATTTCTTGGTAAAAATAAATCATAGTTAATATAACCTTCTTTATTCTCCCATTCTCTTCCACCAACACAAGCATTAATATATGTATCCCCAGATAATACTCCATTTGCTGATTCCATAAATTCCTCTACTGTTTCAGCTTCAATACTATCAAGTTCATCTCTTTTATTTAATACTTCAGATAAGAAAATCATACCTCTCAATACTTCTTGATCTCTTTGGATTTCTCTGCCACTAGGTAATGTAGCATCTTTATATGCATAAGGACTTAACCTAATTCTTCCTACTTGACCTTTATATCTTTTACCATCTGGTTTTGATTGATCTAGAAGAAATCCTTCAAAATCACCCGATACAGGCTCACTTTCTACATGTAATGTTACATTATATGCATCCTTATCATAAGGAGTTTGATCAAATGTAATATTATTAATTTTTAGTTTTTGATTACCTACACTAATTACAGGTCTTGTTTTGCCTGAACCGGCAGTCATGTCTTTTGTATTCAACATAATTTTTCTTTTAGTTAATTAATTAATTATTCTTCGTATTTGATAATACAGTTTTTTACATACTGTAGATCATTATCTATAAAGGATTTTTCAAACATTTCCATTGGAGATTTGCAAGTATTTTCTCCATTGTTCTGAGTTTCAAATCCATATTTTAATGTTCCATCTTCTTCTCTGATAACTTTACCAAACAATACAATGGAAAATAAACCTTCCAAAGTTAAAGTATTATCTATCATTTTACCAATAGTTTTTGCTTTAACTTTTCTGTGACCATTAATGTCAGTTGATTCTTCTGAGTGAGTTAAGAAAAATATATATAAGTCATCTCTCAAATCTTTTGGCATTTTTGCAACCTGTGCTAGGTTAGAAGCTATTTGAGTAAATTTATCATATCCTTTTTCATTTGCTCTATCAAAATATTCAAAGCTGGACATATATTGCCAATCATCTATAACTAAATTAGTTATATGCGGCATTTTATCATTAACATGTTGAATTGCTTTTATAATACCAGGTGCAGATGAGGCTGCAGTCATATTACCTTTAGGATTTTCTTTACTAATTAAAGAATATTTATTTTTCCATCCTTTAAAAGGTAACGGTTTATTTGCAATATTTATTAAAAACGTTTCTTTTGAATCTAGATTCCTAACTGATGTTGATTTACCAGTTCCTGAATCTGCAATTATTAATACACTTTGTGCCATTTATTTATTATTTATTTGAGTTAATGTTTCTGCTATTTTATCTAATGAATCTGCAATTCTATCAAGTGCAATAACATATAAATTTCTATTATCTATATTATCTGGATCTGGCAAATCTTCTAATTCTATGATAGGATTAGATTTACCTCGTGATGTAACATCATTAATTACTTTAAGTTCACTAACAGGAACTAAATGTCTTTCAAATCCTGAATTACTTGTTATTAATTCATATTCTTCTTTCCAGTTCTTATTATATTCACATAAATATAATGTTCTCTTAGGATCTTCTGATTCATAGTTTATACTTACAAATTCTGTATAAACATCTTCACCTTTTTCAAACTCACTTGGAAAGAATGATATATGTAAGTCATCTTTTCCTGATGGCCTATAAGCCATTTTAGGAATATATAGAGCATTTATATTTCCTATAGTTTGGAAATAATCTTCATGCTCTTCTCTAAGTTTTGCAACTATTGTTTTTCTTTCTTTTGGAGTCATTATTTTACTTTTTGTATTTATCATCTTCTTTCTTGTGTTCCTGGTGTATCCATTTCTGCAACTTGCATTCTTTCAAAGTTACCTCTAAAAAAGCTCATTCTTGCGTCTCCATTTCTAGCTTTTAAAAAATGAAATACCAATGTTTTATCATCTTCTATTATGTATCTATCTGGCCCATAAAATCTTATTTTTTGTTTAGCTGGTCTATTAAGACCCACTAATGTATCAGCATGTTGTAACATTGCATCTGAACCAAATATATCTGATTCTAAAACATAATTACCATACTTACCATCTATTGATCTATCCGGGTTATCAATATTTCTATTAAGTTGTGATAATGCAATAAATAAACACGGATAATCTCTTTTAGCTTGAGTAAAAAACTCACCTAATTCAAATAGCATATCTAATCTATTATTTTGATAAGGTGCTCTTTTTACTAATATAGTATGATCAAGAGTTATTATAGTTTTTTTACCTTTATGTTCATTCATATACATATCAAGTTGGTCTCGCATTTGATTAACAGTCATGGGTCTACTAATAATATCAACAGGATTTTTTACACGTTCTTTTGCATAATGATGACATCTGTTAATTATATCTGTTGATATGATACTTCCTGCACTACATAATTCTTTATATGTTTTACCAGTTAAAGAACTAAATTCTCTAATTGCAGACGTTCTTCCAACCATTTCAAATTGAAATTCCAGTACTCTAAAATCATCATCAGGATTTAAATCAAATGATTCTCTTATAATTTGATCTTTAATTAGAGTTTTACCTGAACCAGGTCTTCCTCCAATTACAGTCAGAGTATTCCATTCTAAACCATCCGTAGTAGCATCATTAAATTTAGGCCATGGTGTATATATAGACTTTTCTTGTCCGTTTTGCCTTGCAAACATATATTTAAGTGCTTCATTAAAGGCAGCATATTGACCACCCCAAGCTGATTTTACTATACCCATTTATTTTTTTTTTATCATACTACTCTATCTTTAAAGTGTTCTTCTTCTGTAGTTACTCCATCACGGATCATATCACAATAATCTGCAAGCTTTGAGGTTTTTACTCTATGCTTATCCTGTTTAGAAATAAAGTATTGACTATTCTGCATATATAAATATTCTTTATCTCTATATTCATTTACATACATTTTAGTTGCTTCTATTATTTCTTCCCAGGAATAACCATACTCTGAGAAAAACCATCTAAAGTTTTCTGTTAGTATTTTAACATTATTTCTTGCAGGAACTCCTGATGGTAATTTACCAGTAGGAAATATATTTCTGTATTGATCTATATTTAATTTTCCAGACTTCCCAAGTAATTGTTTAGTTGTCTTTTTTTTATTTACAGTGAAATAATTATCAAGAGTTGCAATTAATTTGAGCCCTTCTGGTGTTATATTAGAATCATCATTTAAATAGCCTTCATTCATTAATATCATGTGATCTCCTTTATCATATGTTGAAGGTGTTATACCTTCATTAAAAGCAAATAATAACATACATTGATTAGGTGTAATTTTATACTTATGTATCTTTTGAAATAGTTCCCACATATTCTTTTAATTTGTTATCTAATTTATCATGAACTTTTAAGAAATCATCATATCCTACCCATATAGCATTTTCAGTTTTAGTTATAGAATTAATTACTGATGCATGAGTTTTATTCATGAATACGCCTATATCACTTACTCCATAGTCTAGTTGTGTTTTTGCTA